ATAACATCTGTTGCGTTTGCAACCTGAACAACCAAGTCTCCCGTTTTAGTGATAGAATTTATGATAGTAAATTTAGCACCAACGTTACTTAAGTTAGTTAAGTCTGCATCTGGTCCTGCAATACCTGAATCAGCATTAGCATTAGTAGCTGGTAACGTGTAAGTCACCGCTCCTGCTGCATCGTTGTGAATTATTTTTCCAGCATGTGAATCCACTGTAAGTGAAATACTAGAATCTGCATCTACAACGTTAGCTGGTCCTGTATTAATGAATCCTTTTTTGGATATCACTGGACCTGTAAATGTAGTTTTTGCCATGATTATAACCTCCTAGTTTTACGAACATAGTCTCTAGGCCGTCGACTGTACGCGTCTATGTTCTTTTTATAATTGCACAGTGATAAATTTATACCCCTCTTTTTAGTAGAGCGCAAGGTATTCTGTAGTGAAAGTGATATTTCGGTGATGTAGCTTTTTACTAAGTAGCTACTGAAACTTCTGGTGCAGCGTCATCTATTTTATTTTGCAAAGTTGCTAAATTAGCTTCCTTTGCTTTTATATCAGAAATCAGCTCTCTTACTTTATGGTCGATTCTAACCATATCGAGAGTGTATCTCCCTGACTTACGATGCTCCTGCTCCCAGTCTAACTCCAAGGACCTCTTTTGTTTGTAGAGGTTTTCGAGTGTTTGCATCAAGGACCTCCTCATAGGTAATCCATTTTTTACGTGTGTCGTAAAATCCTGTTTCATCCCACTTTATATCAGATTGTCCCAATCTGTCAACTATAGAATTTTCTATAGATTCAGCAGAGTCTTCGCACTTAACATTAAATTTAGCACGGTACCCATAAGCACATATTATAACTTGAAATTCTTTTGTCATTTTCACCTTTTTGCAAATAAAATGAGGCGGTTTTTAGGCCGCCTCATTAATTAGATTAGATTACGCACCAGGGGACGCGAAAATACCTCTAGGGTCTGACACTCCAAATGAGTATCTTTCTCTAGCTTTGTATCTTACGTTTCCAGTATCGAAATCACCTTCCATTGCAGTTGTTAATGGAGCTCTTGTGAACATTTTCATACCGTTAGGTACGTCTGTAATGATGTAGAACGCATCTGTATCAGTTAGGTAGTTGTTCACTCTATAACCTTGAGGAATCATACCCATTGACACGATTGCATTTAAATCATTGTCAGCTGTTCCAGTTCTACCTTGAGATTTCATCAATCTCTCAGCTGTAAACTGAAGCTCTTGAGGGACAATCATTTTTACCCCTCTAGCCGCAACTTTAAGACCTCTTTCATCAGTCATTGCTCCAATATCAATTAGAGATTGTTCTAATGAAGTTTCGTTAAGATCTGCCGCTGTAGATAAAGTGTTCTTGAAAGAACCGTTTATCGTTGGGTGAGCTGTGTTAAACAAAGTAACGCCGTCACCTGATTGGAATGATCCACCAGGTAAACCGTTAATTAACAGTTCTACTGCTTTTACTTGTTTCGCATTGCTCATAGATCTTGCTAAAGCTTTTGTGTATCTAGAAGCTAGTCTATCGTAGAGATTATCTTCGATAGCTTCTTCCGTGATAGCAAATGCTAAAGCTACAGTCTCGTGAGTGTATCTAGCTGTAAAAGTCTCTTGTGCATCGTCGAACGCCACACCTTGACCTTCAGCTTTTACTGACGCGTTTCCGAAACCAGATAACATTACTTCTTCTTCAAAAGCTCTGTCACTGTTTTCGTTGGTATAAATTTCAGCATGCTGATTTTCATACCTTTTGTACTCCAGGCCAAATAGTGCATTTAAACCTGGCTCTAGTTCTTTAACTAGTTGTGATCGTGATATTGCCATTGTTTTATTCTCCTATTGACCTATTAGCTATCTCTACCATTGATGAAAAGGTTAGCCGCACCATTCATAACAGCGATAACGTTGCATCCTGCTGCAGTAGCATCCTCGTTTTTAGGATCTTCTGCAACTCTTACTACTCTGAACATTTTAGTTTCAGCTAGTGAGCCCACGTCTAGTGTTACTGTGGATTGACCATCTTTAGCATCCGTAGCGGAGAAGTCATTTATGTTTCCAACTTGACCAATCATAGCCTGTGTTACCGCCGCATCCGCTTTTACAGTGTATTCCTGTATAGGGTCGTCGTTAACAAATGCGAAGCCATCAGTTGATCCAGTATTTGGATTTGTTCCAAACGCTTGTGACGCTGCTACTGAGTTAGCGAAAGTTGGTTTTTTTGTGGTACTGTCTATGAAGAAAGCACCGTTAAATACACCAATTAATAACGCTTCAGTTGCAGTAGTATAATCGATACCACCAGCACCTGTGTCATCAGTAGTAGAGAAACTAGCATCTTGCACATAACCTTGATCACCACTTGAATCTTGAAGTGATACTGGGTTATTTTTGAAGATACCTACGCCTGGAGCCGTCTTAATTTTGTATTTGGACTGGCCACCGATTGCGGGAGTGTTCCCCAATCTCATAGCTTGTCTCAAACCAAAACCTGTTGTTGACTCGTTTGCCATAGTCTTGTTCTCCTTATTTTAACATTTAATTCGATGATAGGGATTAACCCACGAAAATTTAACTTTTCTTTGTACCACCGAAGGTTACACGAGATTGCCTTTCAACATTGATTGGCATTCTCTTATCCTGCTCCTTCATAAGATCGTTTTCTACTGCTTCGCTTCGCTCTGCATGACGTCTATTCATGTAAGCTTGTCTCTGCTCCGCGATCTCGATCGGTACCTTCGCAAGAAGAAGGCCGCCAACCCCAATCACTCCCTTGTATCTGCCATCTTCGATGACAGGATAATCAGATGAGTTTTCAACTTCTTCGGCACGAACTAATTCATAACCTTCTCTAATTCGTCCAGTTATGTTTTTCGTATCTTGAAAGCCGACTACTTCAGCTCTGATCCATCTGTACCTGAATCCATCAGGCGCAGGGGGTGCATCTAGAGATGATGGTGGAACCCACACTTTTGGTCTTTCAGATTTTGACCGTGTTTGATTCGCACGAGATGTTTTATCTTCTTTTTTCATATTACGCTCCTCCCGTGTTTTTTAGTTGTTTTGCGTACTCTTCGAGTGGCACACCTAATTTTTTAGCGATTGCTACCTGTGAGGATGTGAGCTTCACAGTTTTGCGGCCAGGTTTTACGCTTCTTTTAGCTGAAGCGACCGTCTGAACGGGCTCGGCCGATTGCTTAACACTTGTTTTAGCAAATTTATGCGGAAAGTCAACACGGATTCTTTTATCTATTTCTGCATAATATTCATCAGATTTAGGATCAAAACCTTCTTTGTCCACTAAATCTTTATGAATTTCGAACGCTGTATACGTCATAGCTCTATCTTGTCCGAACCATGAGTTTTTCGAAGCCCAGGCTTCTGCCATAGGATCACTAGGTTCCGCCTGTGTTACAGGTCTTTCAGGAGCTCTAACTTCTGAAGGTTTGGAAACAGTTTCCTCTTTAGAACTTTTTGCTTGTTCTAATTTGGCATTTTCAAATGCTAATGTTGCTATTCTTTTATTAGCATTAACTTGTGCTTGTGCGTCACCAGCTTCAATCGCTGCAGCTAATTCTTTTTGTGCAGCCTCTAAACCAGTGCTGATACTTTTTTCAAACTTTTTAATGTAATCAGCGTCAGTTTTTTCAAACCTTGTTTCCAAAGCTTTTCTTTTTTCTTCAACCGATCTAGCATATTCAGTAGCTGCATCTCTTTGCCTTTCGGCTTCACGCATTTTACGTGTAAGTTTTGCAATTCTAGCTTGAACACCTTTGCTATACTCTTCAAGTTTAGTATCCTCTTGTTTCGTTTCTTCTTTTACTTCCTCTTTTGTTTCTTCTTTTACTTCTTCTTGTTTTGTTTCTTCTGTTTCTTGTTTTGGCGTTTCGGCTTCAACGGCCGATTCGTCTTTTTTTTCCTCTAGATTAATTTCGGCACCATCGCCTGATGTATCTAGATCAACCATTTTTTCTTCAGTTGGCATAGTTTCCTCCTATGATATTAATATTCATGCAAGATATCCTCTGGATTCTTGATGGTTGCTAAAACTTCGTCGTCGTTTAGCAGACGTATTTCTCCACCTTCTATCTTTATTCTTGATCCAGCATAACGGGCAAACATCACCCATTCTCCCTCCTTGCACCAAGGACCTTTGGGATATCTTTCCTTGTCCTTGTAGCAATCTGGACCCATTCTTAAAACTAAACCACATTGTGATGCAACTTGTTGTCTCTCTAAAGCTGTTTCGGCAAGTATTAAACCGCCTTTTGTTTTTTCTTTCATTTTAAAAGGTAAAACTAACAGCCTCCAACCAGTTGGTTGTGGTAGTTTTTGTGAATCTTCTTTGGCTAAATCTTTTTCTTTTTTGACTCCTACCAATTCTTTATTCGGTAGGTGTATCTTTGATGTTGATGACTGTTCCTTCATTTTGCTCCTTATCTTCTAGCAGGTTAGAGAGTTCCTGTTTAGTTGCCTCTAGGGCATTTATCTGTCCTATTATATAGTTATATTTCTCCATGCTGTCAATACCACCTGAGGTTACAGCCAGAGATAATTGTTGTATTCTTTTATTTAAATGTCTTATTAATCTATTTATTACTGATTCTAAATTCATCTTTCTCCTAGTTTTTTCTTAAATTTATGGACGCGATTACGCGCACCTCTTTCCATTTTTTTATCTTTTTTCTTAAGGGCGGTACCCACGTCTCTCCTTGCTGACATGAGTCCCTTAACTAATTTTTTCTTATATGGTCCCTCTTTTAAATTAGAAACCCTATAAGATCTGCCATTAAACTTTTTTCGTTTTTCTGATGGCATCTTTACCTTTCTTAAATATAGAGGCTACTTGTGATTTACCCATCACTTTTGCACGTTGCTCTCCTACTGTGAGGATTTGTATTTTCCTAGCAAACGGCTTATTAATTTTTTTAACCTTCGCCACGGTTTTACGAGCATCCGTCGGTGTAGCAAATTTAATTGATACTGTATCCTTTGGATTTTCATCTGTGTATAACCTCCTACCTGAACCTTTGGGTTTTTTACCTGTGCCTACTTTAGGATCTCTTCTTCTTTGCACCGATAACTCCCTTTAAAGTTCTAGCTTGTTTAGCGTGTAGTTTAGAGGCTTTTTTCAAACCTTTAATTACACCTTTGATTTTTTTCTTTTTTAACATTTCCATCTCCTTCTTGCCTGACGTAGACGTGAGTTTGGATCTTTAGCTGCTTTAGGGAATTTTTTCATTTGTCCTAGTGATCTTGCGCAGAATGATTTTCTACGTTTAGCAGCTTTTGATCCTGGCTTCACTTTTCCAGTCACGGCTGTTTTTAGTTTTGAACCTGGGTTTGCTCTTCGATATGCGGCTACCCCAGCTTTAGTCATACCCGCACCTTTTTCCGTTGGACGGAAATTCTTTTTATTTCTTTTTGGCATTACGTCGCCACCTCTTTTCATGGCTATTCTACCATCTGAAAAATTTCCAAAATATTGTTTTGTCTCACCAAATCTTAATCCGTAATCATTTCTACTCACACTAAACCTCCCATGCCCATACTCTTTCTTTTTGCAAATGTTTTTACGTTTGTAGGTTTAGGTCCCACATTGGCAGCTGCCCGTTTCCTGGCAACGGCAGATCTTCTTTGGCTTTCTGACATTGATCTTGCTTTTGCAAGTGGGACACACTTCGGATATTTCCTCTTTGCGTCCTTCTTTTGTTTTGAACGGCCGCACTTTGCAAACGATCCATCTTTTCGTTTGCTCCCAATATCTACCCATTTTTGATCGAACCATGTCTTTAAACCAGCCATTTTAAACCATTATTGTTTTCTTCGCTCTGTCTGGCATAATGGCACCACATCCTCTAGCAACAAACCCACCTTTTTTGAGTCCTTGTCTTCTTAATCTTTGAGTTGCTTCCATCAAACCACCACCAGCTTTGTAAATTCTACCGCCCATAGCCTTGCTAGGTTTAGGTCCTCTGAAGTCTTTTCTTTTTACACCAGATGGATCTTTAATTTTACCTGCACATATTTTTGATGCGTAGGCATTAGCATAGGCGCTAGGGTATACTTTAAATTTTCTTTTCGCTGCTGCTTTTCCTCTAGGACATAGTTTAGTCATTATTTTTTTCTCGCTGTTTGTGCTGCTCTTTTAAAATCTTTTGCTTTTGGTGCACCTTTTGCACCTTTCTTACGCATCTTACCACCACGTTTTCTTTTAGCATGTATATTTGCGTATAAACCTTTTCCTGCCATTATATCACCTTCTTCTTATTTTTTTTATTGGCTGCTATAAATTTAGCTTTTGGATCTGCCGCTGTTACGTTTGGATTTTTGTCTAAACCATACTTAACACTTTGCATTCCTAAATCACCTTGATTTTTTTTCTTTTTCTTAGCTAGTGATATTTTAGTTTTAACATCCATAGCTGCGACACCAGTTTTACCTGTTCCTTTTTTATAACCAATTCTACCACCTCTTTTTTTAAATTCTAGCTTGCCTGGGCCTTTATCATATTTTTTATTAATTTTATCTATTCCTTCAACAGCCTCTCTTTTTAATTGGCTTTTTTTATCAATAGATAACTTTTTAGCCTTATCATCGACCATTTTAATGAATTCATCTTTCATTTCTCTTATTGCTTTTAGATTTTTTCCAGGTTTAACACCTGTAATTGTTGGTGCAACATTTGTACCACCTTTAACTAAATTTTTAATTGCATTAAATGCTTTAAAATATTTACTAGCCATTATTTTTTGCCTCCGTTTCTAAATATCTGTGTACCCTTTATACCAAAAATTGACGCAACTACAAGTATCCACAAGTTAGTAAACCAAGATGGTAAAGATTGAAAGTATTCAAAGAATAATTTAACTTTTTCCATCGCCTCAGGGTCGTCTGACATCACTGCCCACATTAACACAATGATGGGCGCCGAAATAATTACGAGTACAAATTCATCCTTATAGTCGTTTTGCCTCGCTTCTAAAAGTTTGCCCTGGTAAGCTTCCTCACCCCGAGCCATCTTCTCTGCGTGCATAAGCTGTGCATCAGACATAGCCATTTTCGTCTTTTGACGATTAGCATATATCTTACTTCCAGCCTGCAAAGCAATTTTTGCTAAACTGAACCAAGCCATTAGTACGCCTTCGAGTTTCTTTTCTTTTCAGCCAGCATATTTTTTTGTCCACCAACTGGTATTTCAGGTTTTCCTGTACCAATTAAGTTAAATGCTTTGTCAGCTGTTGTTTTAGATCTAGGATCTACTTCAACTTGCTGATCTTGCACTGTAACTGGCTTAATTTTATCTAGTTTTTGCATTTTAGCTCCTTTTTTTCTTCTTCTCTACGCCTTTAATTTTACCTTTGTTTTTAGAAGCATAAAAAACTGCTTCCCCTCTCTTTTTTCCATATTGTTTCTTCATGGATTTCATAATTTTTTTGCCTTTTTCGTTTAATGGCATTATTCTTCTACCTCTATTGCAGTTATACCTGGTTTATCAGCCTTTGCAAGGCTTACTCCAGCTCTTAATTTAGCTAATTTTTCATTTTGATCCATTTTTTCTTCCGAAATGTCTTTTGCTTGCATTAATTTTGCTCTTGCAAGGTCGTTTTTGTCTTGATCGGCTTGTTTTTTACGTTCATTCTCCATCGCACGTAGGTCAACCTCTCTTGCTTTCAGTTTTAAAAGTGGATCTCTGTCAAATTGAGACGTAATTTTCTTTTCTTCCATCATAAATTCGTTAGTCATTTCAGCAATCAACACAGATTTTCTTGCTTCTATGTTTTGGCTCATCTCTTGTAGCTGTTTTGCAGCCTCTGGATTGACTGGAGCTTGTTGTCTTAACATCATCATCATTTGTAACTGCTCTCTAAACTCTAATTGTATCTGTTCTTGAGCCATTAGACTGATGTGCTCTAAAATATTTTTCTGTATAGCAGCCATAATCGTTGGATTATTTCTAACCATGTTAGTTGCCATGAAATTTAAGTGAGCTGTAATGTGCGCTCTGTGGTCTTGACCTGCAAAAGCTTGAAAAGGTTTGCCTGCCAAAGCCATAATGTGTTCTTGACTTGGATCAATTGGTTGCACTGGCATTGGTGGGGGTAAAACTTGATCAATATTCTTAACACCAATAGCTTCATACATGTTTCTGTATGCTGCGTACATGTTGTGTATCTGTGGGTTAGATGTAGCTAACTGTAATTCTGTTTGTGCTAATGTAATTCTTTGTGACATAGAAAAAATATTAGGGTCAGCCACAGGTAAAATATCTATTCTATCATCAAAGTCTGCTTGTTTAATAATTCTTGCCCCACCTACCACGTCGTATGGATATTCTGGTGGTAAATAAGTTGCGATGATTTTAGATAACAATTTAAATTCATTTTTCATAGAACCATACAATCTTTTGTGTATCGCTGACATAACTTTAGATCCTCTTTCAAGAAGAGCGATCGTAGTTCCTACAGCAGCATTCTGCGTTCCTTCTCCTGTCTGTAGTTCAGATATTGCAGCAAACCTTTGACCAGCTTGTACAACAATACCCATCAACGCTAATAAAGTTTGTGATGGTTCCTTATAAGGCAGAGGATAGAAAGCATCACGAAGACTGCCTCCTGGGGCATCTACGTCTTTAAATTCACCAGGTTGAATTGGTGATGCTTCATCTCTGACTCTTACGCCTCTTTGTTTAAAACCTGCAGGTAGGTTTGACAAAGTTCCTGCATCTAATAATTGGCGGAGAGCAACTGTTGCAGTTCTACTCAATCCGCCAATCATGTGTATTAATCCAAATCCGTAGAATCCTAGTCCAGGCAGAAATTTAAAATGGACAAAGTATTGGATCCTTTTCTTACTTGGATCATTGGGCGCATAGTTCCTTCTTATCGAAAGAACTTTTCCACTACCTTCCTCAACTGTTATGATGTAAGGTAGCTTGATACCAGATGGCTCGCCATCTGGACCAATATCTTCGAAGCCTTCTAAATCTAAATCAACATGACATTCTAATAATGTATATACAGGTTGTTGTTTTCCAGATTTAGTTGTGCCTTCTAATTCTTTTTCTTTTTTTGAAACTTCATCGTTAACACTCACCGTTGGTCCGCCAAGTTCTATGTCAGCATAGAAACCAGAGACTTGTTGTTTACGTAAATCGTTTTCAGAAACTTTTAAAACATGTATAATAGATTCTGCTTCATCTAAACTATTTGCCGTGTAAGGCACCACAAGATCATCAGCAGGAACAAATTTTGATACAGCTCTTTGTATTAAAGAATCATAATAAACTTTTTTAAATGTAGATCCTGCTAATGGTAAATGAAATAACATAGAATCAAACTCTGGTTCGTATTCTTTCATTTGATCCATGATCTGATAGTTCATGAAATCTTTTACACGTTTTGCTTGTTGCTCTTTAGCTGGTGTTTTAATTCCTAAGATCTGTGTTCTAACTGGACCATCGCTTGGTAATAATTCTTTGTAAGCTGTTGCTTGAAACTGTGTTACAGCTTCTGCAAGAACAGGATGCGTGGCACCCGATGCACCTTGGAAAGGTTCTGTTCTGTTTTCATATTTGAATCCGAGTAAGTCAAGCCCATCAGTATAAGATTTTTCCCAATCTTTTCTGGACATTTTATAGTCTATGTAATTTGTTTTCATTTCATTACCTAATGGATTTAAAACATCATCAGGTAAAATATCTGCTAGGTTATCGAAATGAGATTCTGTGCCAGGTATGTTAATGGAACCTGGTTCAAAGTTGATAGTCGCACCTCCATCTTCTTCAGGTGTAACTTCTACTGGTAACTGTTCTTTGATCTCCTCTTTTACTTCGACCTCTTCCGCGCCAGGAACTTTTACTTCGGTACGAGTATTACTAGGGAGCCCTTTGTCTATATCTGCCATTTATTACTCCGTCATTTATCTACCACGTTTCAATAGAAAATCCAAGCCCTGTGGTGTAGGTCCTGATTCTGGTGGCGGGCCCGATGATTTACCAGCTAATTTAGCTATACCACCACCTGCAAAATCGTATGCAGGTGTGTTTGCTATTGGTGTAGAGAAGAAATTTAAATCTATATCTGGTACTTCTAAACCTGTACGCATATCTGCTCTTTGTTGTTTAGCTATATTGTCAAATTTTTGTATCTGCATAACTCCTGCTTTATAATTATTTACAGCTTGTTGATATAAATCTTTATTAAATTCACCTTGATCGTTCGTAAAGAGATTATAATTATCATCATATTTTTTTACGTTTGCTTCATATAAATTTTTAAATTGATTTCGTTTTTCTCCTCTTGGATCATTTTGATCGTTAAAGGTATTATATTTAGCTTCAATCGCTGGTAACAAAGTAGATAGATCATCAAGTGTTTTAGTTGCAAAACCTAATTCTCCTACCGCATCTTTTAGTTCTTCATTTTCAGTTTGTCCAAAAAGACCGTATGTTGCATCGCCCAATATTCTTTTTCCTGATTTTCCAGCAGCATAATTAGAAAGTGCAAAAGGTGCAGTGAAAGCTGCTTCACCAGCTAAACCAAGTCCAGTAAATTTTGCAGCGGCTCTTGCTTTTCTTAAAGCATTTAAAGTCGCGGGAGATTTAGCTGCGGTCGCAGCAGCTGCTCTATATAAATTAGAAACGTCACCAGGTAGTTTTCTAAAATCTAAAAGTTCTGGATTAACATTAGCAAAGTTAGATCCTAAAGTTACACCTTTGGATGATGGTCCAATAATCCTTTGTTTTGTAACTGCAGATTTTGATCCTGTTGGTTTAACTACCTTTTGTTTTTCAAATACTGTGTCAACAGCATTAAAATTATCTCTAACAATATTAGATACTCCATCAGTGACTTCAATTACTGCTTTATTTCCTAATCTAATATTATTTTTAGCGTCTCTTACAGTTAAATTATAATTAGATAATAATTTGTCAATTTTAGGTATTACAGAATTGTTAGGTTGTTCAATAGGTATTCTTTTAAAGTTGTCCATAAAAGAACCAATATTTCCTGTAGCCATCTGGATATTGTTTGGATAGTATATGTTTTTTGCTTTTCCTTTTACACTTGATATATGCTCCACGTCAAAAAATTTATTGGCAGCGGCTCTATCCTTAATCTTTTGTGCTACCTCCAAATCTGTAAGATCTTTGTATTTATCAAAAGTAAGTTTCCCTTTGGAAAGATTATCCATAGAAGCGTTTATTCTCATAGACATAATATATTTTTTATTAGCAGCTATATCTTCAAGTGACATATTTTTAACTTTTTCATTCATAAACTTTATATCTAAAAGAATCTCGTCAGACAGTTGACCTGCTTCAGTTCCAGCAAATTTTTTACCTACTATTAAATTTTTTATTCTTTCCGTTTTTGTCTTTTTATTGCTTATGCCTGGTCCTGTTTTTTTAAATTTAGTTATGTCTTCTCCTTTTTCTCTTAAAATTCTTTGTATTGCTTTTTGTTGAGAATCCCTAGTTTCACCAGGAAAATATTCTCTACCTAAACCTATTATTGTTCCTTCTCGTTTACCTTCTTTAACCGCTTTTAAATACTTTTCATAAATTTCATCAGCAATATCAGCAGGCACTTCTTTTTTAGGTACCACAAATTTACTTTTGACATCAGCAAACTCGGGCATTTTTTTTGATAAAGCTCCCATCTTTGTTTTAATATTACGATTAGTCCATTTGCCTGTTCCTTCTCCTTTAGATGACAAGCCAGACGGACGATACGGCGTTTCATTATTTAAGTAATTAGCAAATTCACGATTAGTTAAGTTAATTTTTTCCTTTCTTAATTGCATAAATTTTTCATTTGAAAGATATGCAGGAAAGACTTTAGCTCTAGTTTTTTTAGCCGCTTCTAAAGCTTTATCAACACTTCCATATTCTGAAACCTTAAAATCTTGTCTAAAAGGTTTTTTTGTGTAAGCAGTATCCGAAGATCTTAAGTCAAACCCAGTAATTTTACCTGTGTATTTAGACCTTCGTTCTCTTATAAATTTTCCATACTCATCATCTCCAGCATAGCTTCCTGGTTCATCAACCAAGCCACGTTTAGGTGTTTCCACAGATCCACCCATTGCAAATCCCAACTCCTTCTCTATAAACATTTGAGACTCTGCATCTAAGAAAGGTCTGATCTCTAGATATTCTTTGTAAGCTTCTCTTGTAGATTTTTTTGGTTTACGTTCTGGTGTTACAGGTTTTTTATCTGGCTTCGTTAAGTAAGCCATCATCTCGTTATATTCGTTAATCTTCATTACTCTCCTAGCATGTAAGCGACGCCGCCACTTGCAAGTTTTTTCTTTTTAGTTTGAACTTCTCCAACCTCGTTTAAAATTTCATCAAGATTATCTAAACCATCTTCAACGTCTTTCATCTTACCATCCATGTCTGGTCTAACTGTTACTTCTTCATACTCGTCAGGAACCTCAATAACTTTTTTAGTTTTGGGATCTATCTCTTGATACCCTTTTCTAAGTTCTAAAATTTCTTCGGACGTAACTCCATCGAAAGAATCAAAGTCTCCATCTGGAGTTTGAAAAGTTCCTCCGCCCTCTTTGGTTTTTACAACTCTTATATCTCCAGTGGATAAATCTTCTTCTAAAGTGTAGTTCTTATATTCAGTGACTCTCTGACGTTCTACTGTTGCAGATTTTGATGTAACATCATCACCAAATAATTTTATCTTCTCTACAAGTTTTGGAAAGTACGCTGGCACGCCAGAAGTAGAAGTTGCTGTCTCTGCAACTTTAGCAGCAGTCTTAGCACCTTTAAAGTATTTACCTAAAAAAGGTATGGATGCAAGTCCACCCATTAATTTTAAAAATGTTCTACGAGACATGTTACTACCATTCTTAAATCGTCTTCTAAAATTTATACCTATACCTTGATTGGATGTATTACCAATAAAAGGCCCAGCACCAAATCCTAAAGTACCATCCATAAACGGCATCTTATAACCTATGCCATAATTAGGTGTAGTTCTTTGTCCAATTGCTTTCATAAGTTCTTTTAAAGAACTGCCTTCAGTAATCATTTTTTCATTCATTATAGGCATTAAAGGTTGGAACCCAAAAGTTTCAGGCATTACTGGTGGTAGATCTCCTTTGGGTTGACTCTCTAATTGTATAGCAGGTAAACCAGATCTGGAGCTACCATTTCCAAATCCTATTCTCCCACCATCTGCTTTATCTTCTGGTGGTTTTTTAGCTTTTGCTTTTCTCTCGATCTCTAATAATTCATCAAAGCTTTCATCGCCACGAAGTTTCGTACCTAAAAAATCTTCCATAACATCGTAATTAATTTTACCTAATCTTGTTTTATTTCTAGCCTCAAACTCTTTGAAAGGTTTAGCCCTATCTTCTAGCTCTTGTAGAGCAGGATCCACAGGATCTTTTGTTTTTTTAGTTTTAGATGCTATGCCTAGTTTAATATCGTCAACATTTTTACTTGTCAGTTTAGCCAGTTCGCTCATCAGATCTTTAGCTGAAGTTGCTTTGACTGGATCAACTTTTTTAGTGTCCTTAACAATCTCGGGCTTGAAACCCATGAAAGGATTATCTTGAGAGAAAACATCTGTCTTCTCCATTGAATCTATAATTTGTTTTCCTGTAGGAGCTGGTTGGTTTCTATTGTTTAGAAATATTTTGATTGATGCTTCGTCGATGTTTTCAATTTTGTAACCTGCTTTCTGCATCTCGGCGATGATGTCCATGGCCTCTTGATTTAGTTTTAATGTGTTTGTTCCAATATTCGTGATCCCTGGACCTTTGCCCACGCCTCGTTTTCTTATAATCGAATATACTAAATCTCGTAAATTTTTTAATCTGCTAACCATCAATAATATACCTTTGGTGTAGGGTCTTTCTTCTCTTCAACGTAATCTTCAGGGTGCTGTATCAATCCGCCCTGCCTGAAGCGCATGATAGCTTGTGTTGTAGAATCCACAAGGTCGTCGTAATCGCCGTTAGGGAATGCTGCACATTCCTCGATCACCTCTTCTGCAAATTTCTGATCTGGCGCCCATATCATTCCAGACTCAAAAAGAGGCGCTACGGAGTTTACTCTAGCATGTTTATCATTTCCTTTACTAGGTGTAAAGTTAATTACTGGGATGTCCATTTGCCGAAGTTCATAGGTCAAAGGTAGCCCTGATGCCTTTGCCTCTATAATGACAGACTCTGGTTTCCAATATTCATACTGCTGTAAAGCTAGACGTCTAAGTTCTGGGAACTCGTATCGCCCTTTGATGGCGTCCAGCAATATTAAATTAGCTGGGCTATCCTCGTTTGGATAGAATATACCCCACGTTGTGATAGCCGAATAATCAGCTTTTTCTTTTTTAAGAAATGCTGTGTCGTAAGATTGTATGACGTGTTGTAAAGGTGGTATGTCATCTTTGTTATAAACTCTCCACCACTCACGTTTTAATATAGCTCCTTCTTCTGATGTAGGAGCCTGCATCCACTGTGCGTTCCATTTACCAACGGGCAGTGATGCTTTGACTTTCTCTAACTCTTCCGTGTTCCAATATTCAGGCCACACTGGTCCGTGATCCATGAGTGCTGGAAACTCGACCACGTGCCATTGATCAGACTTCGGTTCTTTCTGGTTCGCTATAAGTTTAGCAGTTAGATCTTTTGTAGACCATCTTGTCATCACAAGAACAATCTTACCGCCTGGTTGTAAACGTTGACGAGGACCTGATGTATACCACTCGTATGCCGAGTCTAGTGCTGTAGGAGATAATGCATCTTGTTCCGAGTGTGGGTCGTCAATGATTAATAGATCAGCACCACGACCTGTGATTGCTCCGCCAACACCAGCAGCAAAGTATTCACCGCCTTGAGAAGTTTCCCAACGTCCTGCAGCTTTTGAATCTTCTTGTAGTGTAGTCTTAAAAATTTTTTGATAATCTTCCGAGTCGATTAGGTTCTTTGCCTTACGACCAAACCTCACGGCTAGTTCTGCGTTGTGTGTAGTTTGAATTATCTTTAACTTCGGTTCACGGCCCACCATCCACGATGGCAATAGATAAGATGCAAATTCTGATTTAGTATGCCTTGGTGGCATATTCACTATCAGGCGTTTTATTTCGCCTGTGGCTAGTTTATTAAATTTATCTGCGATGTGCCTGTGGTGGGACCCCTCTACAAAATCAGGCCACATACATTTCACAAAAGATAGAAAGTCATTCTTAGCTTTGTTCTGTATCTTTTTTTCAGCATGCAACACTTGAAGTTGTTTGAAGACCCTTCGCACATCTGCAGGTAATTTTTCTATATTTACCTTATTCAAGTCCATGGTACCAAAATGTTTTTATCATGGGTAACTGTCTAAATCAAAGCATAAAGTGTAAAGCAGTAGGATCCCTTTTTGCGTCAAGGGTGGGTGGGGGTCCGTGTTCCTTCCATATTGCAAAACGGGTTGGGACCCACTCGGCCACGGCCGTAGGCCGTGGCCGAAGGTCGGTGCGGCGCCCGCAGGGCGCCACAACCTATGGTTGTTAGTCTAATAATACCATATATGCTTTGGCATTGTTCTTCATAAACCAATCTAATAGGTTACGCATTTCCTGCCAGTGCTTGCTTGCACCTTCGCCCAGTTCTTTATCTTCAAGAGTAGCGAGAGCTTCATGATAGAATATCTTATCGTGTTTCTCCGCTTCCTCTTTTGTTAGTTCAATAGATTCACCTGAAAATCTATTTCGTCTTGTGTAGTCATGATTTGTTTTTGTTTCCATACTTGACAAACTATCCTATATTTTATATGATGTCAATATGAAAGATATAAATAAAATAATGGACGAAGCAAAAGAGTTAGAACATAAAACTGATTTTGTAATTAGTTGGTTTGCTAAAAAATATAATAAGACTATTTTTAGAGCAGGTCATTTAAACAAAGTTGGTTGTAGAACGTGGGAAAGAAATGGGGACAAATACATTTGTTTTTATGATCCTATAATTAATAGATATACAACAGCGATAAATCCTGTTATAACTTATAAGAGAAAGGTAAATTAAATGGGTATTACATTTTGGTTATGCATGTTGGTTTTAGTCCATGCATTAATATTAATAGGGTTGCCTAGATGGTAGAGTTTTGGCAATTAATATTTACGCAGTCGCCTATGGAATTAAGAATGCTGATGGCATTCTTCTTGGTGGCTCTGATATGGTCAATGTTCAAAAGAACTTGAGCCCTGATCCTGCGGAACGCAGTATGAAGCTAAAGTTGGCGAGCTGGTCGACACTCGCAGGATCATGAAACTTGAGCCCTGATCCAATTGGTATCGTGGCGTAAGGGTCACCTGGTTTAAATTGCAAGCCAGTTGGATCTGGGGTCAAGTTAAGCGGCTCTGCCAAGATTTGCCTTAAACGTGGTGATAGCATTCCGTAAATTTGACCACGGCTCCTGGGTCATGAGCCATGATAATAACTGACCCCTTGAGCCGAGATCCATCATTCACTCCTAAATGTTATGTTTGATGGATCTGGGGTCAAGTTGCAGGAACTGAAAGACGCGAGCTTCTTGGCCAAGCTTCAAGCTTGACAAGCAACAAGCTGTAGGATATAGTAGGATTAGTGGACACTCCGCATCACACCGCCTAATGAAGGCCGTCTTTGCGGGGGCTGGTCCCGAGAAAGAGGATAATATGAAAACAAAAGAAGCAATAAATATATTAAATCATGCCGTAGAATATTATGACATGAATTATAATACGGGAAATAAAAGGGATACAACATGGGAGATAAGCAAAGTTTGGAAAGCTCTTAATCATGTTGCGAGTGAACTAGAAGCTTCAAGCAACAAGCACCAAGCTAAAGTATATACTGAAAGATATATAGAGTGGAGAAAGAGAAGGTAAACATGACAGCATTAAAAAAGAAAAGTGAGACATGCGAAGAGCAGCTTCGCAGAATGTGCAAGAACATTGCCGAAGAAATAACAGAAGGCAAAACAAGAGAAGGTAAGAACGTTTACATTCAAGACTTCATGGAAGACGTCTACGATATAGAATGGATCACGTACAATGATCATACTTATAAGGCAGCCAGGCTACTAGTTGCAGGTGGCGGGCCTAACATTTGGGTGAATCTACAGGACAAGAACGTTGAAGGGTATTGGGGCAGTGACAGAGTCATTGAACCATTTATTGATGAGATTGGCCTGGATGATTATCTAGAAGAACTACATGCCTGTTCAAAGTAAAAACTACGGTTCAATATTGTGGAACCATTACTGCTGGTGCAAGGACAACGGAAGAGATACCACCTGGTGGTTCAAGCCCCAAGCGTCAAGCTTCAAGCGCCAAGCTCAGATAGATGCAAGCCACAAGCGTCAAGCCCCACGCACAAAGGATCAAGCGTCAAGCCGCAAGCCACAAGGTCCTGGATCACGGATCCTTCATAAAGTTTAACGGTCCCCGAACCGAGGTGCTGGGCTAAGATAAAACTATTGTGTGGATGGGCCACATGATACGAAATTTGTAGTGGAGAAAATTTAAGTTTGTTACCCTTCGTGACTTTAAACTCAACAGTAAAATACCAGAACTTTTCCGTATATCCCAACACATCTGGCATACCTGGAATGGCTAAATTTTCTATACGATGCCACAATATTTTAGGAGTTGCTTTCTTAAATTTTTGATAAAGTTTAGCCTCTGGCCCACGCATTATTTTGGAGTTACTCTGGTGTCTTGGGTGCTATAATTAATCTACTTTTCTCTGGTTTTAATACGACTCTGACAGCACTTTTACCTATGATATTACTCTCTTGCACTTCAATACGTCTGATCTCTTCAAGATAATTACCAACCTGCATGTAGATGGTAGCATTACTAACTGCGTTACCTTTCTTACCATCAGTAAACTTATCTAAATATTCCTGGAGGTGTTTGACAAACATTATAATCCTTTACGTATTCTCTCTATCTGGTCGTTAATCTGTCTAGTCAAATGTTTGTTGTCTTCCTTCAACTGTTTAGTCATAATCTCATAATGCTCTGCTTTCTTTTTGTAAAACAAAACTTCTGCTCTTAACTCACCATTTATTTTTTTATGGGCTTCATTAATAGCTGTAAGATCTTCTATTCTCTGTTCCAAATCGTTCGGTCCTCTCTTTCCTGGGTTATCTTCCAATGCTTTCAATTGTCTTTCTAAATCAATAGCATCTTTCTTCGTAGTTACCATGATTGACATTGTAGGATTGTTACTCTAAAATGTCAATATGGGATTACCAAAGAGATTAACTGAAATGCAAAAAAGATTTGCCGAACTACTGGTGTTTGGCGGACCCGATGGACCTTTGACTAAATCAGAGGCAGCAAAACTTGCAGGCTACAGCGAGAAACGTTGTAGACAAGAAGGTTCTGAACTAACCAACCCTCGATTGAATCCACTTGTTGTTAAATACATAGGTGAGTTAAAAGAGGAGAGACTCAAGAAGTACGAAGTTAATTACGCTAGTCACGTGGCTGAACTGGGTAGAATCAAAGATGCTGCTTTGAAGAAGGGAGCTTGGAGTGCTGCTGTGAATGCCGAGACAAATAGAGGTAAGGCAGCAGGATTATATATAGACCGAAAGATAATAAAAACAGGTAAGCTAGAGGACCTAACAGAGCAAGAGCTAGAAGCAAAAATGAAACAAATTTTAGACGACTACTCACAGATTATAGACGTTACTCCTGACCCTAAAAAAATCACGAAGTAATCTTCTCCATTTTAAGAATACAACCAATAGGAAATATATTTCTATCTGAGAAACACTCCTCTTTGATATCGTAAGAACTAAATGTGTATAAGAACTTTTTAGTTTTCTTGTAAACATAAGCTTGGGTTAACATAATGCTTGCCTCGAACTTGTCGAACTCCTCTGCAGTGGCATGAGCCGAATCTCCCGTGATATCAACCCAACGGATTTGGTAGAAATAATACTTCTTTCTACTTATGATTGCATGTTTGTATCTCTTTTTACGTCTGTGTCTCTTCATAAAATGTCCGATTCGTCCCTAAAATGTCCGATCATATAGTGTTTTTTACCATAAAATGTCCGATTACACCCCTAAAATGTCCTTCACGAGCGATTAACTCTACGTCTTTATTGACTTTTTTGACTATATGGACATTTTACATCATAAAAATTTTTTTATTTTTTAAAAAATTTATGAAAATAATTACTATATGGTGTCCATCCTTGCCTAATTTGTGCCATAATCTTGCCGCAATACAGCCAACTTGTCTTTATTGCTCGCAATGACTTTCAACAACTTGTCAATTTCACCAGTGACATCTACGTGTTCAGGTATAAGCTGTGGTTGCTCATTAATCAAATCAATTTTTAATTGTGCATCCATTATTGCTGACTCATACCTTCTAACCAAGACTGTGAATATATCACTTCTCATTGGTTTGTGCTCTATTGCCATCCTTTACCTCCTGTAAATTATAGTATTGATCTAGCCTTCGTAAGAAGTCGTGTTTTGCTTTACGTAAATTAGCCCCGTCAATCTTAAATTCTTGGTAATATAGGTCAGGGGTGCATACCATAATTACACATTGTTCAATGTTAGAGCCATAAACTTGGTCATGTGCCATAGAGTATGCTGCTGCTTGTAACTTGTAATCTCCTATCCACTCCTCTCTCTTTGGTCGGTTTGCTTGTTTGAAGTCAATAATAGTTTCCTTATCGTTGTGCATACCTACCAGGTCCGTGGAGCCCGCGTATAGACCAGGATAGTATAACGTGACCTCCGAGCCGAAATATTCATTAACGGGCGCTAAACCAGTCTCTATGACCTTCCTAGCCATACGTTTTGCCTCCTGTCCAAAGGCAGTCATGTCCTCGTATCCTTTCTGCTGTAGATAGTATTCTATGTACCTATGCATAGCTGTACCTCTACGAGAGGATAAGTTCTTAATCTCCTCAGCCTT